TGACAGGAACATAATGACCAGCATCCATATATTCAAAGTCCTTTACCTGACCGCAACTAATACAAGTAAAATATCCATCTTGACTGTCTCTAGTCCTAATGTAGCGGTTAAATATTTGTTGAGCCTTTGCGGTTAATCTTGGGATTGATTGTAAAGCCATAATGCAAAATTAGGGTTTTATAGTACGAAAAACAACTATTCGGTCTTTATGGGTAAATCGTTTCTTATTGACAGGGTTTAAAGATTGTTTGATTTGGTATTCATTTACTCCTGTTATTCTTTTAGCGTAGGATATGGATTTAAATATTATTTCTTGTTTATTGTCTAGGTATATCATTCTCACAGGTTGTGCGTTTTCTGCTCCGTTCATATAATTAAAGTCAATTGTTTTTTAAGGTCTAATTCATCAATAACATCATTCAAATCAATAATATCAATTTCGTATAAATCTGCCTTTGTTTCAAATGTTGTTCCGTTACTCCTTTCTCGTATTGTTCCTTTAGGATAATACTTTCTTTTGTTAATAAATTCTTGTTTTGTTACCCAGCCACAAATTGTAAGTACTTTATTTGATTTGTTATAACTGCAAAATATGTAACCTTCAGGATTAAAATAGTCCTGTAATGCAATAAAGTTATTTGTATAATTAGGCTTTACGCTTGTAGTTCTGCCCATTGTTTTTACATCTAAACTAATTGAGCCAAAAATATTAGTATAAACTATATCAATTCCATTATCAAAGCCATCCTTTCCGTTTATATATTCTAATTGGAATAACTCCATTACAACACATTGTCCAATAATACCTGTCAGTTGTTGTTCTTTATTACCATTTGCAGTATATCTTTTACCAAAATTATATTTATCTATTTGCTTTTCGCAATGTTCTATTATGCTATTTTTTACTTGAATGTCAAACATTTTTAAATAGTCGTTTTAATTCGTAGTATAAATCAAATGTTACCAATATGGTTATGGCTAGGATAAAGCCTATAAATATCCTTGTAAATTCAATTGTCAGTTTAAACAGTTCTTTCATAGTTGGTTATTGTAGTGCATCATTAAAGAATATTTTTTGCATTGCTGGGTCATTGTTTCATCGTTAATTAACATATCATTTGCTTTTTTCGCCTGTGCCAAAAAGAATAATCTAACTCTTGCCTTTATATCATCTCCTTGTTCTTTTGATATTTTAATCATTTTGCGTTTCCACATATAATCAAATACTTGGTGATTAATAAACCTAAAGTCTTTTCTTGTTGATTCATCCCACCATTTCTTTTCATCCTTAATAGCTTGTTCTTCATCTATGTAGTTGTGAGCAGTTGGCTCAATCTTTGGTTCAATCTTTTGCCTTACCTGTACTGCAATCTTTTTGTATTCAGCCATTACATCGCCAAAGAATTTAGGGCTAAATGAACCATAATTTCTATCTACATCTAAACGACCTAAAACATAAAGTTCAAATGCTGCACCTAATTCCTTTAGTTTAAATATTCCATAGTTCTTTAGTACAAAATCAACTAGGAACTGAAATTCAGGGCTTGTTGGTGGAACTGCACCGCTTAACTGAATACAGGTTTTTAGATGTTCAGCTACTTCAATGCTGGAACATTTTGATATGTGCATTGTTTGTAAGGCATCATAAATTTTAATCTCGCTTTGGTTCAATGTATTTAAGACTGGCAAGTTGTGTGAAGTTACGCTCACTGACATTGGGTTTATGACTTGTGGTAGCATTTCGGATAATGATTTCATCGTTAAAAGATTTGTTGTTTAAATATGTGGTTGGGTCTTTACGGAATGTTTTATCAGGGGTTGAATTAACATACTCTTGTACTATTTTTAAAGCTAATTGCTTTTCATCATTTGTCAAAATATTCCATTTACTAATAGCTTTTTCTTTACTAATCTTTTTATCATAAATATTCCACCATTCATCAAACGCACTATCTAGTATATTTACTTTACTTATATTTACTTTACTTTTCTTTTCTTTATCAGCGTTACGAACACTTTGGTAATGCGTTACATTTTCCGTAACATCTTGATTTATACGCCATTGTGAAATTCGTTTTAAGTTTTTTTCTTTTTTTATCTTGTACTTTTCACTATAATTTAGTAATTGTTTGTTGAAAGTTTCACCATTGTTTGATGAAATAATATCAATAGTTTCCATAAAGTTCCAGCATTTATCCAACTTTTTACCAACCTTTAATTGCATTTTAAGAACGCTAGTTTTAATTGGTTTCTCCTGTTTTGATAATTTTTCAAGGATTGTATAAAATAAACCTAATCCTTCGTAGCCATATTCCATATATAGCATAGCAACCTTTTCATCTTCAAACGCATTTGAATCGTGTAAAAAGTACTTCATAAAATAAAAAAGCCCCATTGAATCCCTACCAGTCGTATTGGTAGTTCATCGCAAGGGCAATAAGTTCTTGATAGGATATACGACATCCTGTTACAAAGATAACATAATTTACTTAAAATGGCAAATCTTCAGCATCTTCTAATTCTTGTTTGTTTTGGGCAAACTCCTTTTTAGCCTCCCAAACATACTCCTTCCCATTTCCGCAATATTCCTTTTTGGCTTTCTCTGCCCTTTCAGTTGCGGTTTGTCCGTTGTAAACTGTGTGGGTATTTTCAAACTTATCTAAATCTTTACGTTTCTCTACAACTATTGTTGCATAAGAATTTCCGTTTTTGTGCTTGGTAAATTTGATGTCCTCTTTTTTGATGTTTAATACTATCATTTTTTAATTGTTTAATTCTTGATTTAATTTATTTATACCTCTTTTAATTGATTCATCTTGAAATCCAGCAGCCTTTAAAACGCTTATGCACATTTCTAATGCTTGATTTACTCCGATAAATTCTTCGTCTAAATCTTCAATGGAAGCAGTTACTCCACTTAATTCAAATGTAATTTTCATTGTTTTTTATTTTTGGTGTTTATTAATTTGTTCTTCTTCTATTTGGTTTTCGGTTTCTATGTCCTTTTTTATTTCTTCTTCTTCATCTTCTTCAAAGTCGCAATGCTCAAGGCATTCAGGACAAATTCCAACTTCTTCCATATCGGTTTCTGCTCCGCAGCAAGTACTAAATCCCATATTAATTGTTTTTAGATTTGAAATAATTTAATTCCTCTTTTTTTATATCCAAAGCCAATCGCAACGCAACTCTTAATGTTTGTAAAACGTAATTATCTTTACTTAAAGTTGTGGCTTCTATTTCGGTTATTGATTTGTTTAATTGACCTATCATTAAGTCAATGCTAGGAAATTCATTCATAGTTTTCGTATTGTTCGCTAAAATCACTCATTCGCATAAATGGTTTTGGCTGGGTTAATAATGGGGTTAACATTTCAGGGTAATGTTTTGCCTTGTATTCCTTTAGTTTTGCCCTTGCTTTTCTAATCTCGGTTAAATACTCATTTTTCCAAAATCTATGGCAAGATTCAAACTTCCACTCATAGTAAGCAACATTATCCCTTAATTTTTCAAGTTTACTGTCTATCATAAAGTTGATTGTTTGGTTTTAAATATTTCTTTTAATTCAGGGCTATTATCTACTAAATTCATATTGTATGAATATAGCGTTTTTAACTCCGTTTTAGACACGCAAAGGTCAACGGCTAACTCTACATCCAACTCCGTTAGATGTGCCTTTAAATAGGCTGATTCATCGGCTTGTTGCATTTCCTCGCTAGTGTATATTCCTGACAAATCCTGTGGGTATGCTTTTCTCAAAGCTAATGCCTCTGCAACCTTACCCAGCATAATATGCGGTTTTGCCCATAAACCCATCGGTTTGCCATCCTTATCGTATTGGCAATACTCGGCTAAATAAGCAACTCCAACGGCTGCCTCAAAGCGAATGTCATTGTGGAATCTAAATACTGAAATCTTACAAGAAATTAAATTACCATTCTCATAAGTAAATAATGGCTCGGATTGTCCACCATAAGTTCCTGACCTTTCCGCAATAACACGGAATCCATCAATGGATGTTTGGATGGTCATTCTTTTACCTCCTTTACTCCAGCGGTGAATGCAGTAAATCTGCCTTGAAAGTGCATCAAGCCCTGTGCGTTGACATTGATACAGGAAAAGTTTAAGTTCCTCTTGGGTTGCTTCAGGTGCAATTTGCGACCTAATTAACTCAATTTGCTCCTTTGTGTAAAGGATTTTGTTTGTTTGTTTTTCTACTTGATTGTTCATAACTAATGGTTTAGGATGTGAAATTAATACTTTGTTTGTTAATAACCAAATTAAAGTAATATATTAATGTTAATAAGGTCTTTTTCTAGGCTATCATCGTAGGGGTGGGTAATGTCGTTTTGGATGCAAGTAATGGAATGAATAACAGTTGTGTGGTCTCTATTCATAACCTCACCAATGTCGCTTAATACCATCCTTGCCTTTGTCCTTAAAAGGAACATTATTACTTGTCTTGGTTTTACGATTTTACGCTTTCGGCATTTCCCTTTAATATCTTCTATTGATACCCCATAGTAATTGGTAACTGTTCTTAATATATCGTTAGCCAATTGTTCCTTTTCGCTCTTGCTCATCCTTTGTTTCAGTACGCTGGGTACTATCCAATAATTCATTTAATTCAATTTTAAGTTTGGTAATTTGTTTCCTTAACATCTCGTTTTCTAATTCCAATATATAATTTTCTCGCATCAAGTTTTGTTTGGTATTGTCTATATAACTCATTGTACTCGGTTTACAGGTAAAATAAAGTTTTCAGTTATGTCATAAAGTTCAACAACCAACCAATAATAAGACTTTAATATTCTTTTTTGAATGTCGTTTAATTCCGCTAATCTTATCAGGTAATTGTTTTCGTGGGTAAATAACCTTACATTATCATAACTCCCAGCTGCCCTCCATTCTGCCAATAAACCTTCCTGTCTTGCTTGTTCGCCTTGTGCCTTTTTTAGTAATTCAAGTAAACAGGTTGCTCTTTGGTGTAGTTTTAGTTGTCTGCCTTGATAGTCTAGTTTCATAGTTTATAGTTTTTCGTAGTATTTTTGAACAATAATTGATACTAATTTACTTGGTGCTAAATACATTTTCTTTGCTTCGGCATCCACTTTCTTTTTGATTGATTCAGGTAATCTAATGCAGACCACCTCTTTTTTTTCTACTTTCATTGTTTGGGTTTAAAGGTTTTGTAAATAAGCACACATCATAAATGCAACGACTAAAATAACGATAGCCTGAAAGTTGCGGTTTTGTTCTTTGTTCATAGTTTATAATTTAATGATTGATAAAATGATTTGATTGTTGGCAAGGTCAATTGTTCGGAATTTCACAAGGAAAAACTTTGAGCCATCAATTTCGTAGTCAAGGAATAAATTATCTCCAGCTTGTGCAATGAATTGTGCATTGTAGGGATAAAAATTGTTTTCATAGATTAATACTGTTTTCATAGATATTTGGTTTGATTTATAAATTAATGGCAAGTCGCTTCCATTATTACGGCATTGGTTCATATTAAAGTGCCTTTACCTATGCTACATCACTATATTAAATGTGCGTTGGTCAGTCGCACCCCTGTTGGGGATTAGTATTATATAAGGCTTGTTAAATTATCTCTATATTCAATTTTTTCTTTTACCCATTGCAAATATTCTTCACTAAAGTTTTGACCAGCTTTTGTATTTAATGCAATTACTCTTTGGATTTGTTGAATTTCTAAATTCAATTTTCTCCATTCTTCTCTAATTTTAATAATGTTTTTCATAGCTTTTGTTTGTTTGATAAATCAAAGATATATAAAGATTACAATACTACCAATAAATTATATAAATTATTTTAGTTAATTTTATGTTAAAATGCTAATGCTTTGTATATTAAAGAGTTATGGTTTATCGCTCATAAATGAGCCTAATGTCGCTCATATACGGCTCAAAGTTGCCTTATTGGGTAACTTTTGTGATTGATAAAGTTTGCTATTAGTAAACTTTTGCCTGAATTTTTCCGAAAAACCTATGCAGATTTGCCAAAGTCGGTAGCGAAACGCTGCCAATATCCGAAATAGTGTTAGATATTTATCTAATTATGTAACAAAGTGATGGGTAATTCGGTTAATTGTTGTAACATTATTAGGGCAGATATGTTACTGATTTATATGATATTGTAACAAGATTTGTTAATTGTTTAAATTGGGTTTGTTATATGTTGTAACATATTAAAGGGCAAATTTGTTACGAAATAGATGCAAATAAATATAATTCGGTAGCAATACTACCCTAATAGCAAAAGATGTAAACTCTGCAAGTTTTGATATTACTCAATTGAATGAGTAATTTTACTCAATGCACTTCATAATGTGCATTTAATGACGCATTTTGCAATCATTAGTGTCATATAAGGCACTTTATGATGGATATTTACTACAAAAAAAAGCCCCTCATCCTAGAAAGGAAAGGGGGTAAACCATTAAGTCTATGAGTAACAAATATACATAAAAAACCCCTAGCTTTTTACACTAGGGGACCAAACTATGAATCAAACCAAACAACCTAAATTGAACCATCCTGTAACGGCTCATCGTTACTATCATCAACTCTACGATAACCTTCTTTCCAAAGGACTTTTGTCAAAGTTATTGATTTCTTAATAATTGATAGTTCGCTATCAGCTGGGTTAAGTATGTGTAATACCTCGTGTATCATTATTTCAAGATGCTTCTTGCCTTTTAGTCTTGGGTCAAGATAAATAATGCCATCACTTTCAGCAATGCCGTGTGCCTGTTCCCTGCCCAATTTCTTGTATATTATTTTAATTCTCACGATTTTAATATTGCTTCATCAGGTCGTTCAATCTCCGTTACCTTAATCCTTTGCCCACCTCGTATTTTAGCCAACATTTTTGTAACCGCATCAACTTCGGTTAACATCTCCTGATACTTTTTAACCAACCAGCTTTCTTGCTCGTTTAAACTCCACTTGCTAAATCCTTTAGGCATTTTCATTAGAATACTTTATTTTTTATTATCCTTTTATTTTGAACTCTATAATCACCACTTGTTTCCTTTTCTAATATAGCAAAACCCTGATTATAAGCATCAACGTGCTTACAATATTCTACGTTAGGGTGCATTAAATGTCCTGTGGTCCAAGTGGTAAATATTTCCCCATCAAACTGATTTTTAGTCGTGTATTCGCTTGTACGATGGCAATGCGATGCAATGGCTGATTGTTTAACCCTGTCAAATAAAGTTTTAGCTGGGCTTATTCCTGAACCCCTTTTGAATGTTGTATCTCCGTGAATTATTGGTAAATGCCCAAACTTAATATGGTCTATATCTTTAATTGCTTTAATTCCAAACGCATTAAGCCTAAAAATATCCTCAATTTCAAATAAATCTATTCCTAACAATTCAGGTGCTTTTGTCCGCATATACCTTTGGTATCTTGCTTCGTGATTTGCATCAAGGTTGTAGTAAATAACAATATCAGGAAATACTTTTCTTATGTAACCCAGCATCTCAAGGACCGCCTCGTATTCCTCATCAAACTTTCTTATTCTAGGGTCTTTTTGGAAGTCGCTTAATTGATAAAAATCAACAAAATCTCCGTTTATAAATAAAGTATCAATTCCTTCTTTTGTAAGGTACTCAAAACAAATATCTATTGCGGTTGGGTCGTGGAATGGAACTTGTAAATCACTAATAAAGCCCATTTTCTTTATCCCAATTGGTAGTGTAAATACTACCTTTTCTTCAACCCAAGTAGGCGGTTGCACAAAGTTTTGACAAGTCCTTTTAAATTCATCGTGGAACTCTTTATTAGTGGATTTTACATTCCCTAATTTCCCCCTGTAATATCTTACTAAACTTCGTATTTGTTCTTTATCCTCAAAGTGATTTGAGTTTTCCTTGTATATTAAACTTGCAAGGGTATGCGATGGCATCCACGCTGGATACTTTGATAAGTAGTCATTAATGATTTGACCACTCATTGTTTGTTTGCTTCCAGCCATATTGTTTGTGTTTGTTTATGCCTTATTTTCCTTACGCTTTCTCCATATCTCTTTTACCACATTTCTTATTTTTTCTCTAGTTTCAGCAGAATACTTTTTACCTGTGTGTGCTAATCTTAATTTCTCTTTTGCACTATCGGATTGCTTTCTACCTGTACTTGATATTCTTAATTTTTCTATTTGCTCTAAAGTCATTTTATGACCTTTATTTGCTAAACTTAATTTTTTCTTTTTCTCCTCCGAACAAGGTCTTTTTGATGTTTGTCTTATCTTTTCAATTGCTTCTAAAGTATGCTTACAACCTTTTATTTTTTGACTTAATTTCCTTTTAGTTTCTTCACTATGTATAATTCCTAAAACACCTTCACCGCCATCGGTTAAGTTGCTTAAACATCCGTTATGCTTATCAATCCTACCATACAAAGCAATAAATTCAATTTCTTTTTTTAATACTTCACTATATGTTAAACCATCAAATAGTATTTCTACTTCATAATCAGTTTTTGCAACTATATCGTGCCATATTTTGTTCCTTTCCCCTTTCTTTTTAGCATTTGCTCTTTTATAAGTTGCATCACTCCCAATACCAATATAAAATGGTTCATTTTTATCAAGCCTAATATGTCTATATAAATATGCCATTAACAAATAGATTCTCTTATTAAATCCGCTTCTGCCTCTCTCCTTGTAACTAACCCATCTAAATTTTTATGCTCCCACAATCTTTTACTCTTTTCAATTTGTTCTGCAATACCTTCATAATCCTGTTTAGCTATCAAATCAACTATTGCCCTCATCTCTGCCCTTGAATCACCTTCCAACTTATTTCCCCTGTTATAAACTACTGAAACCAATGCACCTTTTGTGTCATCGTTTAGTAAATCCATATTAGGGTAAATCTTCTTTGTCATTGCGTAGTATCTTGGAAGTGAACTCTTAACGAAAACTTCGTATGCCGTATTGTATGGTATTCTAACATTTAGAATCTCTCCTTTAAGCATTGCCTTTGCTTGTGGTCCTTTTATTCCAATTGTTGGTCTTAAAGCATTAATATAATTCAAATTTATTACACCTGACCAATCAAGCATAAATTGTTTTTCGCTAGTATAACCCAAATCGTACCCCATCCCAATTGTGCATCCGCTTTCGCCACCTGCCCAAATAGGTGCTTGTAATTTCTTTTCGTAGTATGCTCTACCTCCAATCTCGTGTTGGATAATCATTTCTAGGCTTTTCTTGCTAATCATTATCTTTCTTTTTAAATATTTTCTCTGCCGTTGTTAAACCTAAACAACCAAAAGCCAAACTAGCAACTGCGTAAACCAAAGCCTCGCTAGGTGCTTTACTTAACTCACTAAATGAATTGTGATACATTGTAATACATAACGCTACAACACACAATAACCCACATAAACGCTTCATTGATAACCTACCATTATCTTCGGTAAAAAATTGCTTCATCTTAATTAGTTGTATCGGTTTTAGTCTTACCCCAAAAGTTCTTTTTCTCTTTAATCAGGATTGTATCGTGAATGTATATTGTATCAACTTTAAATTGACTTATTTCACTTTTTAGTTCACTAATTTCGCTTTTCATTTGGCTAATGGTTGCAACTGCATTTGTAACTAATTGTTTTTCCTTTTTAGTTGCCTTTGCTAGAACTGTTGCAGATTTTACATTAGTTGCATTTACTTGCTTCATTAATTCCTCAAACTCAATATCCTTGTCAATCTTTTGAGCAGATACCCCACAACCGAATAAGAATAAAATAAATAAATATTTCATTAGTTAATCTTTTGAATTTTACCTAATTGCTCCAAAGTAGAAAGTTTGGTACTTGCTGCTGCTAAACTTGAATCACATTTGCGTAAAGCATTTGTAACCACATCCAGCCTAGTTTCTAGTTTCTCAATCTTTACATCTTGATTTTTAGCCTGACCTTGAAAGGTAGAACGCACATCAACGTACAAATAACCAATGGCTACTAAAACAACAAACAAAGTACCTACAATAGGGTTGGATGCAAATTCCTTAAATTTAATTGGTATCATATTATAACTTTTTGTAAATTCCTATTGAATATTGGTTAGTTGTAGCACCTAGCGTAAATAAGCCATTTTTAGGCATCTTAAACGCTAACCCAAAGCCAAACCCTACTTTCTTGTCAAACTCCCTATAATCGCCTAAAACACCCCAATAAACCGCAAATTTAGGTGGCATTATCTTGGTAGTTTCTATTCTTATGGTTTTCTCTACGAAATGTCCTCCATATCCCCTTCCAAGTATCTTGTTTTGACTGATGGTGTCGCTTACATAAACATATTGTGCAGAATCCAGCTTTAAAGTATCATAATACGCATATACTCGGTTATAATCGGATATTATACGAATTGTATCGTGAACCTCATCTATTTTAACGATTGTATCTAAAACTACAAAAGGGATGCTTTCACCCCTCTTATATTTTACTATGTTTTTAACCTCTACGATAGTATCGTACTTCGTTATTACTATCGGCTTTGTTTCTTTCTTTGGCTCAAGAACCAACACCAAAACCGCTATTATTAATATGGCAGTTATTATGTCCTTCATCGGTCTTGTTTGTTTTGCAATGCAATAGAAAGTTT